TGCTTTTGCAGGAACTGGTTGTAGAGCGCCGTATCCTGCGCCTGCTGCGTCTGCTGCCCAAGGGTGCCTGCGCCGATCTGAGCCTGAGCGCCCTGCAGAGCCGCATCCTGAGCGCCTTGGCCCAGTGTCGCCGTCTCCTGAGCCGCCCCAAGGCCCTGTGCGTATTGCTGCTGACCAATGCCAGAAAGCAACCCAGACGCCTGCGCGAGGGCTGCTCGATTGGCTTGTTCTGCGCTCAGGTTCACGCCCTGTTGCTGTTGGGCTGCGCCCAAGGCCGTGTTGAAGCCTTGGTTCAGAATGTTGCTGTAGATGTTGGCGTTGGCCAACTGGTTCTGCTGATTCAGGTTGGCGGCTGCGATGCCTGCGCGGTCTCCGCCGAAGGCGCCGGAGGTGATGGCGTTGCCCAATTGACCCGCCATTGCCTGCTGCTGATTCTGATTAAGCAGTGCCGCCTCGCTGCCTGCGACATTCTGCAGGTAGGGCGACATGAATTGATTGATAGCCGCGCCATTGATCTGTGACGGATCCACGGCCTGCCCGGCGCCTAAAGCGTAGGCTGTGGCGCCCATGTTGTAAGGTTGAGCCCCGGCGTAGGCTGAGTTAACGGTCCCCTGAGCCTGTTGATACGACGGTTGCGCCTGATTGGCGGCGGCGTTGATCCCTGAAATGCCCTGCTGCTGTTGAGCATTTAGTCCCGCAACAAATTCGCCGCCGTAGGTCTGAAAAGGCGTCTGAGCGGCTTGCTGAGCCTGCGCGTTGACAGATTGGTACCTCGCCCATACTTCCGGCGGGATATCAATCTTCTGCGAACTTTGTGAGGTCTTGCCGCCCATTTTTTAGTGCTCCGTTCCCTGCCACTTGCCAGTCTGCGCGCCGTAAAGGAAAAACGCGCCACTGGGAGGGCCAAATTGACGTTCGTACATTTTGACTTTTGCCGACGTGCGGTGATTGGACAGCACGCCGATGATCAGCGGAATACCCAAAGTGTCCGCGACCTTCTTGCTGAACTCGCACAGTTTAGACGCCCGGCCACCCTTGGCGTTGCGGTAGTCCGGGTGAATGAAGATCGCCTTCTCTTCGACGACTTGCGAGTCGGAATACCACATGCTTCCGATCCGAAGCAGGACCAATCCCTCGACCATGCCGCCGGGCTTGCCGATGACCGCGCACAGGCCATGATCCTGATGCAGCGCAGGCCAGATCTCAGCCGCCAACTTGGCCGGATTCGGATTTAGGAACCCATTCTCATCGCACGCCATCATGGCAATCGCCATGATTTCGTCAAGGTCTTGAGGACCGGCGAGGCGAATCTTGAGTTCAACTGGATCGGTCATGGGATTAATCTCTCTTTGGGCCGGGTAGATCGGATAAGGTTTTGATCGTATTCTTTCTCATGCGCTTGACCCATTCGTCGAGCACCTTGTGCCCGCGATCTAGGTCGCCGTCACCCGCCTCGATTACTTGGTGGGGGGCGAGGACGTACTCTCCGCCTGCGGCGACGATGGGGACTCCTCCATCCGTTGCGCCGCCATCCGCACGATGAGGCATCTCAGCGCCATAAGGACCGCCAGACTGACCATAAGGCGCTGACCCACCGCCATAAGGCGTACCTCCAAAAATTCGTTTCATGTGCTTAAAGCCCGCCATGGTGTTGCCCTCACCCATGGCAGAAATGATGTCCGCCGGAATCACATAAGACCCGCTAGGAACATGCATAGGAAGATGATCAGTGCGGCCCGCCACAGAACTGTGAATTGGGCCAACGTGAAGTTTTCCCCCGTGAACATGAGGACCATGAGGCTTAGGTATACGAGGACCGCCGTGCGCTGAATGGCGGGCCGTAGAAAGCGCCGCAGCAATAGCCTGATCTTTAGGGTGACCCGCATGGATCATCTCCGCGATGTTATGGCTTATGGTCTTCTGACTTTTGCCACTGGTTAACGGCATTACGCTACCCTCCCGGAGATCATCAAGGTACACCCGGCCGCAGAAGCGGATGCTTGAATTGTGCCGCCGCTATTAAGGACTTGAGTGCCCGTCCAATGATAGGTTGTGTTCGCGGGAATGCTCAGTCCGTAGAACAAAGCGTTCCCAGTTCCCACCGCAGAGTTGGTAGGAACCAAATACAAATTCACAGAAACTGCACTTCCAGTCGTGTTGCAAAAACAAATGTCATTTAGGTAAACGGTCGAAGAAGACCCTGCCGTGTAAATGACATTTGTTGTCGTCGTAAGCGCGGACTGAGAAATCAAAGAATAAGAATAGGCTGATGCCAGATTGTTGATGGCAATCACACCATTCTTGAGTGCTGACAGGATGTCACTAAGTGAAGCGGCCATTAGAATTTACCATCCTGCTGACTTCGATAACGGATGTTACCCAATCGCCAGAAAGTACCGACATCGTTACTCGAAAGACTTATCGAGACGAGACGGCACCTAAACCTTGGCGTGATGAAGGTTGTCTGCTGAGTTAGCGAATAGGGCCCATACTGAATCGGCGTTTGACCCGGATAGTCGGCCACATAAAAAGTCAGGTTGACCGTCGCGTTTTGCGACCCGTTGTAGTAACCCCACTTCATGTCGGGCCAGACTTGATCAACAAACGTCTTCAGATCGCCTTCGTTTAGAGCAAAGTAACCCGTCTGAAAAGACGCCAACAAAGGCTGTCCATCTGCGTCTGTAGACGTTTCATGCTGATAGATATACCCAGAAGAAGGGTCGGCACCAATGGGCGGTCCCAGAACCGACTGATCAATCCAAGCCGTTCTTCCAAGCGAGCCGAAGTCCCAGACGTTTAGGTAAGCGTTAAATTTGATGTAATTTGATACTTCGCCATTACTGGTCGTCGTCGGGTAGTACCAACTGACCTCGCCAAAGCGCGAATTCACCGCAACGCGAATTTTGGATAAGTTGGTCTGATCAAGGTTCTGGAAGATCACGTCCCAGACAGGGCAAGGCAATGGCTCTACGCCGCTCCCAGAGAGCATGTAGAACTGCGATGGCCCCATCCAATAGACGATGCCGTTAAGGGCCGCTGCAGCCTTCTTGGCAATCAAGCCGCAGCCCGATCCGATTTCGTTGAACGAGTAAATGTCGGGGGTGCCGACGTACTGCATCGCCCAAAGGCCAATATCCGTCCATATCAGGCCCTGTTGAGGACCCTGAATGGCCCCCACAATTTTAGAGCCCTTGGGAAGTCGGTAGGACCCGGCCTGATTGGTAATCTGCCCAACCCAGACGCTGAAATTGTTTACGTCGCACCAACGAATCAAAAGCGGATCCTGAATGCCCGTAAAGGTTGTTCCGTAGGCAACCAATTGGCGCTGAGGCATCGCCATAAAGACGCCTTCATTGACCGGAGGGCAGTTGGGGATCGTGACTGCCGTTGGCGATCCGCCTGAGCCGTTCCATGCGTAAATGGGCGAGTAAGGTGTACCGCTGTACCCCGCATCGTTGACGGCAACGCCGATCAGAATCTCGCCCCAGTTGTCAAGCGTCCAGTCGTAGGCGACAATTTTTGTCCCGGTAGACGGCGTAACGGCCGTGCCTGTTCCGTAGCCCCCTGAGCCATACGTCCCAATGCCGTACCCGGTACCGGCAGGGATGGCGCCCACGCCAAAATTGTAAATGTATCGAGCCTGATTGCCGTTGATGTAGGCGGATCCTGCTCCTGTCGCCGTATTGCCTACGGTGATGGTGAACTGATCCACGTTGACGACGGATTGAACGATGTAATTTCCGTACAGCGTGACGCCATTCAACGAAGTCGATATCAATACGGGGTAAGTGGATCCCACCGAATAGCCATGATTCAGGAGGGTCACTGTGACGATGGAGGAGTTGGATGTCGTCGTGAACTGCGCGAGAGACGCCGCGTTCAGGATGGAAATGGTCCCCGCCACCGTCTGCGAGCCGGTCGTGGTGTTTGCGTACGAAACAGACGTAGTGGACGACGCCGTTATCGTATAAGTACCGGCATATCCGCTTGGGGAGATTCCGCCGCCTACCGTGACGGTAGAGCCCACGGGAGGCGCTACAGGCAGCGCGGCAAAAGAGATGGTCGCCGTGGACCCTGTGCCGCTCGCGGCCGTAGTGGCTTCTATGATCGGATTAGGGCCTATCGCATTGCCAAGGATGTCCGTGGCCATGACAGAGTAACTGCCAGAACTCAGATACCCATTGGGATCGCATTGGTACAGGCCAAAAAGGATGACGCCGCCCACCGAGATGTGCGTCGCGATGTAAACAGAGTCGTAACTGGTGATGCCCGTTACGACTGAGTCATTGATGACAAAGTACGGGCTTCCAAGCGTTGGCGCGTTAACGGATGCCGCAATGTTGTTGACTGTATAGGTCGGCGTAATGTCCTGAGAGTTGCCACCCTGCGGAATGACCAAAAGAGACGCCGCCGTAGAAGGGCTTGGAGATTGCGTACCGATGGCAAGGAATGCCACGGACTGCGTCGTCTCCCAAGCCCAAAGAGCCCGAATGGTTTGGCTGAACGAATAAGGGTAAAACTTCGTCCAACCGCCCAATTTTTGAATAAGGGCACCCAAAGTCGAATCGTAGATGAAGCGAATAAGGTTGCTGAACGAAAAGCCCGCCTCGTTGAGGGTGGGCGTCTCGTTAAGATCAACTCCGGGCTTCAGTTTTACGCTTGAGTGGGGCATGTCTTATCTCGTCGGCGTCGCGCCCTGCGGGACAGACATAGACGACCACGCGGAGCCTTGGAATTTCTTCCGGTACTCCTCGATGACCGCCGCGTTCTTGAGGCTCTGGTACTGACCCTCGTAACTCTGTGCCATGGCCGGATCGTCGCTCATGCGACCGAAGTTGCGCTGATACGCACTGATGTAAACCATGGAAGCCATGATCAAAAGATCGGGCAGGTAGGTGCTGATGAACGTTGTCGAGGTGTTCGCCTGCGCCGTGTTGGCGAATTCGTACAGCGTCGGCGTGCGGATGGTGCCGTAGAGCGTGACGGGATAGATCTCGTCAGCGTACGGGCCAAACAGGATGTTGTTGTAGGTGCTTCCACCCGACGCCAGATCGCCGCCCGTCATCGCAAAAAATGATGGGACGCCAAGCGTGTTGGGATTTCCAAACACCATCTGCAGGTATTCTTTCGATACCGGCTGAAGCGTGACGGCAGGCAGGTACGGCTGAGTGATCTGCATCGTCTGCACGGTGACAAAGTCGTCTACCGAGATCTGAAGCAGGTTGGTGTAGGGCGTCAGCGTGTAACTGCGCGAGACAATGGACGGCAGTAGGTCCATGTCGCGCTGTATGCGGAGTTCCGCATAGTTCAGCATCTGCGGGAGGATCGCGTTGAAGGCCGCATCGACGCCCTGAACGACACCGTTGACCGTCGTCGTGTTGACGACGGCCATGGTGGCGATCTGGTTAACGTACCCGTTGTAAGTCAGTGGCGTCGTATTAGCCATGGTCAATCCTTCGCAAACAGCGCCGCTTCAGCGGCACGTCTCGCGGTCAGTCCGGGCAATTTCTTGCCTCCCGCCAAATCCCATCTTTTAAACTCGCCGTCAGCCGCAACGTAATTCTTCTCGTTCAAGTACTTCAAAAGAGACGAATTGAAGAAGTTGCCCGCGCCTACGTTGAAGGTGAAGTCCACGAGGGCATCGAATTGGTGCTGCGTGAGCGGCACCTTAACGTAGGTGTTCACGGCAAGTTCTGCGTGCGCCAGATCCATTTCCAAAAGCGATTCAGCCTGCTCACGAGTGATGACCAGACCCGGATGTACGTCCGGGCCGGTATGACCGTAACCGATGGTCCAGATGCCCACGGGATCTGGGTAGGCAGTGAGTCGGCATGACTCACTGCCTTCGGTAAGGGACAGGCAGTCGCCGTCGACTTTCATACCGGCGCAGCCACCGGCGTAGGGGTCGTTGCCGCCGAGACCTGATTCACGACCGTCGTGACAAGCGTGGTCAGCGTCTTCGACGTGACGTCCTTACCCAACGACTTGAATTCGGTCTCAGCCGAGGCGATGCCCGCCGCGATGGCGCCCGCCGTGCCGCCCGTGGCCAAGCCGGTAAGGGCCGCGAGGCCGATTACCTTGACCGCATTTTCAAGGTCAGCCACTGCGATGCTTTCCAATTCCGCCACAGCGGCCTTGAAGTCAGCCTCGATAGCGGCACCAACCGGGTTGCCATTGAACCACTTGCCGAGTGCGGCAACGTCCTGCTCAAGCGTAGCGAAAAAAGTCATTGTTCAGTCCTCAGTTAAGTTGCACGAAAATCCAATGTCGAATTCAGCCTTCTGCAGGCTTATCACTGTCAGCGGCGTTTCCTTCGGTGGGACCACTGCCGCTGTTGGGTGACACGCCAACCCTTGCTGACGTAATGGTGTGCATGACTGCGTTAAAAGCAGTAACGATAGCCACAACGCCCGCCGCCAGATTCTGTGTGGTGTCACTGTCCAACTCCACGTTGAACCCAAACGCCTTACCCAAGGCCAGTAACGTGCCCAGAAGCGCAAGGATTGCGTTGGTCGCAATCGTGCGATTCTTCCACGTCACCGGATCAGCGACTTCCTTACCTTCCTTGAACAATTCAAAGAATTTGGGAATCTGAGACAGCATCTTGAACATCATGGATCCTTTTTGGTGACGGTCTGCAGTTTCTGCTCGATGGCAGTCACGCGGTTTTCCATTCTCAAAGCGTAGGAATTGAAGTTCTCTGCCAACTGATCGACGCGATTGATCAACGAAGTGCCAATCCATGCGATAAGCGCGACCAGAATGGCGAGTAGAACCCCCATAAGGTCTCTTGGTGAGCCTGCTGACGCTCTCATAAGTTTCTGCGTATCCAATGGATTGAACTCCATGATGGTTCCTTGGTTATTCGGCTGCGCCCGGCCCGGAGTACTGCCACACGACGGTGCCGTCTTTAGCAGTTCCGTTTACGGGGATGACGGGTTGCGATGCGCCTGTCTCCCCTCCCGTCGTGGCGACGGCGTGGAACACCACGCCCGAGACGGAAAAGTTGATGTCGGCATTCGTGGGGAACGAGGTGTTAGGCGCCCAGAAAGAAGGCGTCACGACCGCGACCGGAATGGGCGCGTTGGATGAACTTGAGCAGCCGGAGAAGGTGACCACTCCGACAGCAATCAACGCGATGAATGTTTTCACGATTGATCTCAAGTGAAGTAGAAGACGACGGCGCCGTTAGATCCGGACGGCGCAGTACCTGTACCCGCGCCACCCGCGCCGCCTCCGCCATAAGGGCCTCCATGTACACCGGTAACAGGAATACCACCCGCTCCTGTTGTTGTTCCCGACTGTCCATTACCACCTGCCGTCGATGTCCAGTTGGTTGCGGTTGTTGTTGTACCACCGGCACCACCTGTTCCTACCGATCCCTTGTTACCAAAATTTCCGGGGTTAACAGTAATCGCATTGATGCTTGCGTAAGTTCCCGATGTATTGATGAGCGACGACGTTCCGATTGAGCCGTTATTACCGCCGCTAAGATTTGACGCGCCACCCAAACCACCCGCACCAACCGAACCGACAATTGTCTGCCCCGACGCCGTGCTGACGTTGTAAGCGGTTGCAGTAATGGCATACGCACCCGCACCGCCACCGCCGCCGGGATTCGTATTGGTCGTATCGTAACCGCCACCGCCACCGCCACCGGCCCAGACTTCAATGACCATGTTGGTCGCGCCAGTGGGGATCGCTTGAGTGAACGAGCCTGTCGTTGTAATAACAACAGTTTGCGGCGTAAACCCGCCACCACCGCCGCCTGCAGCGCCCCAAAACGATACTGTTGCTGTGCCAGTCATGGATTAGCCCCAAGGAAGCGGCGTCGGTGCCGGTGGGTTGGACATTAGAGCAAGTGCCTGATCGATATTCGCCATGGCGGTCGCGGTCAGTGGATTCAGGATCCACGCCAGTACCTGTGCCTGCGTCAGGCTAAAGTACGCCACAAAATTGGTTGGGTCCGGCGCGCCAATGACATTGGAGCCGTTGTAGGAGACCGTGTTCGTGCCGTCCGTACCACTGATCTGCCAATTGATAACGACGACGACGTTATCGAGGCCGTTAACCGTCGCTGTCTCTAGTGAGGTGACTGTGGTTGTATAGGTGTTAGCCATGGTGATTCCTATCCGGCAACCCAGTTGCTGCCGTTGAAAAAGACACGGGTGAAGGTCGAGCCGCCGCCCGTCACGATCCCAAGAAACGTCGGGGACGTGGCGTCAGAGACGAAGGCGCTTTGGCCTTTGATCGGACTGGCCGGGAGAGTTGCGACGGTGTAAATCGAGCCGACAGGCGTCAGCCCTGCGATCTGAGCCGCCGTCAGGCGTACCGTGACGCCGTTCTGGACCGCCGGAATCTGCTCCAGACCCGTCACCGAAGTGACCGTGGGCAGGTTTGGGATTGCAACATTTGCCATTTTAGTTACCCGTCTGCGGGATCTGGTTGAAGTTGTACGGGCCGGTCACATAGGCGGTGACGATTCGGGTCGTCGAGGTCAGCAAGGAGCCCGCCGCGATGGGCGAAATCTGGCTGATCCGGTAAGTAAACGCCGTCGCCGTGGTCACGGTGACCGTGTAGAACCCGTTTGCGGCCTTGTTGCTCAGGCCGAGGGCCGAGATAGCCGCTCCGGTCGAGAGGCCGTGAGGGGCGCTACAGGTGACCGTAATCGTGGTCGTCCCGTTAGCCAGAACCGACGCCACCGGCAGCAGGACGCTGTAGGCGGTCGATTCAAACTGAGGCATCAACGCCTGCTGCGTCAGGCCATCGCCCACGCCATTCGGATTGGGGCCGATGGGCTGCACCACGAGATTGTTCCCGGCATTGTCGGCCAGAACGCTCTGGGACGGCATCGGGATGCCTGTCTTCGGGTCGATGACGGACCCCGCGAAGGCAATATCGTCCGTCGAAGCCGCGACGAAGTCCTGCACGCGAGCGTTGACGATAGGCGTCGGATCGGCCGGGATAACAATGGCCCGGACGTTCTCCTGCGGTGTATCTAGACAGGTGTTGCAGACCAGAATCTTGATGTTCTGGAGGGTGGCTCCGCGCCACTCAAACTGCCACGTCAGGTCGACGAAGTTGTACCGAAACCCGCAGCGGTCGCAAATAGCGTGCGCTTGCGGGTTGGCGGCATTCGTCCTCGCCCGACCTGCTCGTGAGGCGTAGCCCATGGCTTACGGCCTGAAGTAGGAGGAGATCGTGGGCGATATATATTGGGCTGCGGTCTCAATGTTCTGAGCGGCAGCGATAGCATAGGATTCGTCGGCCAGAGGCTTCAGCATGGCAACCTTGTCGGGTGCCCAGATCATCGCCAGTCGTTGGGCTAGGCCAAAGACGAAGGCTTCCAAGAAGTAGTACGGCACCTCGACCTGCGCGTCGTCGGCCAAGACACCGTCCTGAATCTGACGCACGCGGTAGTACCGCAACTGAGATACGGTGCCGTCCGGTACGGGCCAGAGGGTCACGGTGGGCGACAGGAGGCGGTCGAACCAGAAGGTCGTCGGAAAGCCCTGCTGCGCCTTGTTGGGGTACGAGGCGTACTCCGTGCGGCTGATCGGCATGATGATGCGGTCAACGACGCTGCCGGTGCTCTGGCGGATGTAGGCGTCCAACATCACGATGGTGTTGGAAGGCACGCTGTAGGTGCAGACGCCCTGCGTCAGGTTGACGCATTGCAGGTCTACCGCCCAGAGGTTAACGCCTTGGCTGCTCCACCGGCCCAGAAGCATGTTCGTCGCCATGCGGGCACTTTCGAGGTGCTCCTGAAGTAGCGCAGACTGCCGGATCCCGCACAGATTGAACGCATAGAGCGTGGACTCTCCAAGCCCCGGATTGAAGGCGTATGTGTTGCTCGTAGCCATCAGCCCGCCCCATTGCGAAAGAATGCTGCTCGGAATTCTACCCCAGTCTCAGAATTTCCTACCAAATCATACACACTCCCGGCGGCTTTTCCACCGCCGGGAATACCGTAATAGGCTATTACTTCACTTTTTGGTGAGCGTAATGATCAAATCGCGGTATGAATTGATGTAGCGACCCATCGCGAACATCTTCATTTCCTGATTTCGGGTCTCTAGCCACCCATCCCACGAGCCGCCAATGACGAAGTCAAAGTCGCACTTCAGGGGGGCGTGAGGGGCGTTCACCTCGCGCCAGTCCTTGTTCAGGTAGTAGACCGCCCACTCGGACATGGGAGGCCACTGGTGGGTCGGATCGCCGTAGGCGCAGGCATTCGACCAGTGCGGCGTGATGATCCGAGCCTGACCGCCCTTCTTCAGGACGCGGTGCAGTTCGTTCCAGAACACGATGCGCTCGTTGTTGGTCAGGTGCTCGATGAAGTGGCTGCAATGCACTTCGTCGACCTCGCCATCCGCCCACTGCCAGTCCGGCTTACTGGCGTCCATGACGATGTCCACGCCGTCAAAGGCGATCGAATCGACACCCGTAAACCCTTCTGCCTTGTTCTTGCCGCACCCGATGTCGAGTTTCAGCGGCTTCTTCTCTTCGGTACTCATGCTCCCTCCTTCGGTGCGGCCATTAGCCAATCTTGATTTGCCAGAGACCATTGGACTACCCGGTCAAGACTGGCCTCAAAACTGACTTTCGGAGTCCACCCGATAGAAGCCATTTTGGAGCCATCCAGAGCGTATCGCAGGTCATGCCCCGGACGACTGGAGTGAAAGTCCACCATTTCGTAGTTCAGCGGCTTGCCGACAGATTCGGCAATCAACTGAGCCAAACGCAGGTTGTCGCACTCGACTTCGCCAACAAGGTTGTACTTGTCTCCGATTTGGCCATGGTTCAGCACATGCATCAGGCCATCGGCAACATTGCGTGCATGGATATAGAAGCGGCTTCCGGCCTGCGTCTTTTCCTTGTTGGCGTGAACTGTGACCAATCCTCCATCACGCGCCTTGGCAATCGTGGATGGAATGTACTTTTCCGGGTGCTGACGCTCACCAAACACGTTCATCGTGTGGGTAATGATGGCCGGGACACCGTAAGTGTTGTGGTAAGCGAGCGTGAGTTCTTCTCCACCGGCTTTCGTGGCGGAATAAGGGTTAGTACTTCTATACCGATCCCATTCTTTGTACGCCGTCCCCACAGGCGCAGGTCCGAAAACTTCGTCCGTAGAAAAATAGACAAATCGTTCACAGCCACGAAGTCGGGCGTGTTCGAGGATATGGGCTGTCCCGAATACGTTATCCCACACTGCGTCGAGGGGCGAAAGAATGCTTCGGTCAACATGGGTGAGGGCTGCGAGATGAAGAATGACATCGTGTTCTCCTAGTTGGCTTGCCAACTGGTCGTTGATTGGCGCACGCAAATCGTGAAACACCCAACGACAGCGAGTCTTGTATTCGTCCCACCCCTTAATCTGGGTGATGCGATTCAAGTTTCCTGAGCAGTCCAAACGGTCTAGAAAAGTGATTTTTGCGTCCGTGTTGCGGAGCAAATGTTCAGCGACATGATGGCCAATGAAACCGGCACCGCCGGTAAGTAGAATTTTCATCGAATTCCTTAGATAGGTTACTGATTACCACATGGTGTCGGGTTGACCGAATTTGCCCTCATGGTCGTAATGGCCAACGAGAACGCCGCAGTCTACCGCACACCGATACCCATAATTACGAGCATCGCCCCAAAAATACAAATCCTGCGTGCCGATTCCCTGCCCTTCTGAGCCGTTTAGGGTCTTGAACCAAGGGCGGCGAAGGCGCTCGTCCTTGAACATGCTAAGACGCCACAGGTTGAATCCCATGGACGTTCCGCAGCACTCGACCAACTGGTTTGGGACCGGGACTTGTGGCCTAAAGTTCAGGGTGTCTTTTGGGTCTCCCCAGATGTGCGCGCAGCCCTCCGGGCCTTTGCACCAGTACAGCCCGCCGATGCAGGAGTACTCCGGGTGCAATTCCATCTGCTTGATCAGGCGAATGACGCCGTCTCCGGGAGGGCAATTATCCGACTCAATGGTCAGGATGTATTCCCATTGGCTCAAGTCTGGATGGGCCAGAATCTCATTGATGCAGTTACTGTAGGCTTCGCCCACTTCCTGCCCAAGGGCCAACATGCGATGCACCGCCTGATTGGGCGGGAAAGCCAGTCCCCAGTGAGAAAGGGCTACCTTCGTCGGGATGGTTGCCGCAGCGGGCAAAATGACGATGACGCGCTGCTTTTTCCACGAGCCGCCTTCGTACACGCGAGTGGCCGACTTGTCCAAGTCCTCGTTGTGATAGCCGGGGTCGTGATTGTTTACGATCTGTGGTTTCAAAACACCCTCCTTTAATACAAGGCAAATTGAATATACGGAGCGAAATTCGCGCTAACAGATTGGATCGAGTTGCTCGCAATACTAGAGGGCCAAGCATTGGATGTCGATGTATACCTAAAGCCCCACTGGTCAAACACGGCGTTGGTCACCGACGTCGTTGGCGAGATGGCTGCATTTATGGCGCCAGTGCCACGAGTCGCTCCCGCCCAACTGAGGTTCCATGTAGCGCCCGCCGCGCTCGTGCTGATGGCCATACCCACATAGTATTCGCCGCTACCGGCAATGCTGCCGGAGAATGGCATGGACATCAGGTTCAGGCCGTTTGGAATAGCGTTCAGGTTGGTCGAACTGGCGGTGTAACTGCCCGCGCCCTGCGACAAGGTGAAGCCGCCGTTCTGCGTGGACGAACCGCTGATCGCAAGCACATACGACGACGAACTCATCAGGGTGAGGCGGTTGGCATTCGCGCTGTCTTTTGAGTACAGCGCATAACTGCCGGTGAACGTGTTGCCCCACGTTGACGTGCCGAGGATCGTCGCAATCGAGACCATCTGGTTCAGGCTGCTGAAACTGATAGCCGCCTGCGGGTAAGCAGCCGCGAAGTACAGGCTGTTCGCCGCGAACGATGTGGCCGAGTTGGCGGGGAACGGCTCAAACCGTGGCGTCGTATACCCGCCGCCGCCGCCCGAGTTGGCCGACAGAGACAGGCTAACGCCTGCCGTGTTGACGCTCAGGGTGCCCGTCAGGTTGGTTAAATTGAGGGCCGTTCCCAAGCCCGCCACAGATACCGCGCCAGACGACCCGTTGACGTTTGAGACGTAAGACGTAGGAACGGTTGGAACGCTGTAAGAGCCAACAATCGCGTTACCGGCGGACGTGTAGAATGTCAGGCCGTTTGCGTTGCTGAAACTGACGCCACCAGACAAGGATGCAGTACCGCCGCCCGTGTTGTTGGTCGCCGCAGCAACAATTGACACGTTCGATGCAGAGGACTGTGCAGCCGTCGTCAAGAAGGCAGGGAAGTTCAACGACAAGCCGCTGCTGTTGGCCGTGACAGAAACGCCATTGGCGGTCAACGCAGTGTTTGTTCCAAGGAAGTTGGATCCTGCGTTCGACTGCATAGCAGTCGTCAGATAAGCGCCTGCCGACTGCAATGCCGTCGTGATGTTCGATGCAAGACCAAACGTGATTGACGACCCTGCCGTGGAGGACGACAGCGAAGAACCGACAGCCAGACTGAGCGCGCCAGAAGAGCCGTTCAGGTTCGATACATACGACGTTGGCGCAGTCGGGACCGTGTACGAAGCCGCAATTGCGTTTCCTGCTGACGTGTAGAACGTCAACCCGTTTGCGTTAGTAAAACTAATCGCGCCAGACAGGGAAGCCGTACCGCCGCCGGTATTGTTGGTGGCCGCAGCCACCACAGAGACGTTGGATGCCGAAGACTGCGCCGCCGTCGTCAAGAACGCCGGGAAGTTTAACGACAGACCACTGCTGTTCGCCGTAACCGATACGCCGTTGGCAGTGAGAGCGGTGTTGGTCCCAAGGAAATTGGAGCCTGCGTTCGACTGCATGGCAGTCGTCAAATAAGCGCCTGCCGACTGCAGAGCGGTCGTGATGTTCGACGCAAGGCCAAATGTGATTGACGACCCTGCCGTAGATGACGATAGAGATGAGCCGACAGCCAGACTGAGTGCGCCAGAAGAGCCGTTCAGGTTCGACACATACGACGTTGGAGCGGTCGGAACCGTGTAAGAGCCAACAATTGCGTTACCGGCGGACGTGTAGAACGTCAGGCCGTTAGCGTTGCTAAAACTTGCGTTTGTAAGAAGCGTTGCAGTGCCGCCGCCAGTGTTATTGGTTGCAGCAACAACGGCAAAGTTAGACACCGTTGACTGAGCGGCAGTCGTCAGGAAAGCGGGGAAGTTCAACGACAGACCGCTGCTGTTGGCCGTAACGGACACGCCGTTAGCGGTCAGGGCGGTGTTGGTGCCAAGGAAATTCGACCCGGCGTTTGACTGCATGGCGGTCGTCAGGTAAGCGCCCGCTGACTGGAGGGCCGTCGTGATGTTCGACGCAAGGCCAAATGTGATGGACGATCCTGCCGTAGATGACGATAGAGATGAGCCGACAGCCAGACTGAGTGCGCCAGACGATCCGTTGACGTTCGACACATACGAGGTCGGAACGGCGGCGCTAGAAGCGGAAATGACAATCGAACTATTGCTGACGCCAACGCTGACGATACCTGCACCGGCAAACATCAAACTGGATTGGTTCAGAGAACCAGACGAAGACAGCGTCGTATTAGACGTTGCGTAAGCGACTGGGAGCGGCACGCCAATGCTGATCGTGCTGCCCGCAGACCCAATGTTGACAAGGCCAGTTCCGCTGATCGAAGACGTGGCAGGAATGCTTTGACCAGAAAGCGATAGGTTGATACCCGCGCTATTCAGCGTCACGCTTCCAGAAATGTTCGTACCGCCAAAGCCCGTGCTTGTTCCTGCAACAGTGACAGAACCAGACGAGCCGTTAACCTGCTGAACATACGAAGTCGGAACGGTTGGAACGCTGTAAGAGCCAACAATCGCGTTACCGGCGGACGTGTAGAATGTCAGGCCGTTTGCGTTGCTGAAACTGACGCCACCAGACAGGGAAGCCGTTCCGCCACCCGTGTTGTTGGTCGCCGCAGCCACAATCGATACGTTCGACGCCGAGGATTGCGCGGCAGTCGTCAAGAAGGCCGGGAAGTTCAGCGACAAGCCGCTGCTGTTTGCCGTTACCGACACGCCGTTAGCGGTTAGCGCCGTATTGGTTCCAAGGAAGTTGGATCCGGCGTTCGACTGCATGGCAGTCGTCAGGTAAGCGCCTGCAGACTGCAAGGCCGTCGTGATGTTCGACGCAAGGCCAAACGTGATAGACGACCCGTTGGTTGACGCAGAGAGCGAAGAACCGACGTTGAGGCTAAGTGCCCCAGATGACCCGTTTACCTGCGAAACATAAGACGTTGGACCGGCATTAGTAACCGAGAACGAACCGACCACCGAGCCGTTCGTAGCGTAGAAAGTGATGTTGTTGGAGTTACCGAAGGTAACGCCATTCACCAACGTGGACGTACCGCCACCCGTGCTGTTGGTAGCAACTACGATCTGCGATACGTTCGACGCGGAAGACTGGGCCGCCGTAGTCAAGAATGCAGGGAAGTTCAGCGACAATCCGCTGCTATTCGCCGTAACCGACACGCCGTTAGCGGTTAGCGCGGTATTCGTCCCAAGGAAATTGGAACCCGCGTTGGACTGCATGGCAGTCGTCAGGTAGGCGCCTGCGGATTGCAGAGCCGTCGTGATGTTCGAAGCGAGCCCGAAAGTAACCGACGAACCGTTAGTCGATGCAGATAGCGACGACCCTACGTTAAGGCTTATTTGGCCCGTAGAGCCGTTCAGGCTGTTAACAACCTGATTGCTTTGCGCCGCAGTCGTCAGGTAAGCGCCTGCAGACTGCAGCGCCGTCGTAATGTTCGACGCAAGGCCGAAGGTAACCGATGACCCGTTAGTTGACGCAGAGAGCGACGAACCGACGTTTAGACTTATCTGTCCCGTTGAGCCGTTCAGGCTGTTAACAACCTGATTGCTTTGCGCCGCAGTCGTCAGGTAAGCGCCTGCAGACTGAAGTGCCGTCGTGATGTTCGACGCAAGGCCAAACGTGATAGACGACCCGTTGGTCGAAGACGACAATGACGAGCCAACCGCTAGGCTAAGTGCCCCAGAAGACCCGTTGACGTTCGACACATAAGATGTCGGTACGGCAGGGACTGTATACGACGCGGTCAGAACAGATGAATTGGACAATCCAAACGAAATGCCGTTGCTGTTAGCAAACGACAGGGTTCCAGACGTTTGCGTCTGAGTTCCGGCAATGATTCCGCTAATGCCCGTCTGAGCACCGGCAATGTTGGGGCCGGAAATGGTAATTGTGGCACCACCTGCCCCAGTTGCCTGAGACAAGGTGATGTTGTTGCCGCCCGCAAATACAATCTGATTGCTAAACGTGCCGGTCGTGCCAGACGTGTTCCCGCCAGAAGATACACCGGCAGAAAACGCAGGAGCGCCAATACTGATGGTGCTGCCTGCGGAGGCTATGCTAACAATTCCGGTGCCGGAAATTGACGATGTAGCAGGGACGCTTTGACCAGATAGCGACAGGTTGATGCCCGCGCTGTTTAACGTCACGCTGCCTGAAATATTGGTGCCGCCAAATCCCGTGGTTGTTCCTGCAACCGTCACGGACCCAGATGAGCCGTTGACTTGTTGCACATACGACGTTGGGACCGTTGGTACTGTGTACGATCCGACGATGGCATTACCGGCAGACGTGTAGAACGTAAGGCCGTTTGCGTTGCTGAAACTGACTCCGCCAGACAATGACGCCGTGCCGCCGCCCGTATTGTTCGTTGCTGCAGCAACAATCGATACGTTGGACGCAGAAGACTGCGCTGCAGTCGTCAGGAAAGCCGGGAAGTTCAGGGACAGACCGCTGCTGTTCGCCGTGACCGAGACGCCGTTAGCCGTCAGCGCCGTATTGGTTCCAAGGAAATTGGAACCGGCATTCGACTGCATGGCAGTCGTCAGGTAAGCACCCGCAGACTGCAAGGCCGTCGTGATATTCGACGCAAGGCCGAAAGTGATAGACGATCCGTTAGTCGAAGATGACAAAGACGAACCGACAGCCAGACTGATCGGTCCCGTAGAACCGTTGAGGCTATTTACGACTTGGTTACTTTGAGCAGCAGTCGTCAGGAAAGCCGGGAAGTTCAACGATAGGCCGCTGCTGTTTGCCGTAACGGACACGCCGTTAGCCGTCAGCGCCGTATTGGTCCCAAGGAAATTGGATCCGGCGTTGGACTGCATGGCAGTCGTCAGGTAAGCACCCGCAGACTGCAAAGCCGTCGTAATGTTCGACGCAAGGCCAAAAGTGATAGATGACCCGTTAGTCGAAGACGACAGAGACGAGCCTACAGCCAGACTTAAAGCGCCAGACGACCCATTGACGTTGGATACATACGACGTGGGGCCTGCCTGAACAGATGCCGTCAGGACAGAAGAATTAGACAACCCGAAAGTGACGCCGTTGCTGTTAGCAAACGACAAAGTACCCGAAGTCTGAGTCTGAGTACCGGCGATGATCCCGCTGATACCTGTCTGCGCTCCGGCGATATTTGCGCCGGAAATGGTGATTGTCGCTCCGCCTGCGCCAGTGGATTGAGACAACGTAATGTTGTTTCCGCCCGCAAAAACGATTTGGTTGCTAAACGTGCCTGTCGTGCCAGACGTGTTCCCGCCAGAAGACACGCCCGCAGAAAATGCGGGAGCGCCGATACTGATGGTGCTGCCTGCGGAAGCAATGCTGACAATGCCCGTCCCGCTGATGGAAGACGTGGCGGGAACGCTCTGGCCGGAAAGCGAAATGTTCAGACCGGCGCTATTGAGCGTCACGCTTCCTGAAATATTGGTTCCGCCAAATCCAGTGCTTGTCCCTGCAACCGTGACTGAGCCAGATGATCCATTGACCTGCTGAACATACGACGTTGGAACTGTGGGGACAGTGTAAGACCCAACAATCGCGTTACCGGCAGACGTATAAAACGTCAGGCCGTTGGCATTGCTGAAACTAACGCCACCAGACAACGATGCTGTACCGCCGCCCGTGTTGTTTGTTGCTGCAGCGACAATCGATACGTTAGAAGCCGAAGATTGTGCCGCAGTCGTTAGGAACGCAGGGAAGTTAAGCGACAGACCGCTGCTGTTCGCCGTAACCGAGACGCCGTTAGCCGTCAGCGCCGTATTGGTCCCAAGAAAGTTGGAACCGGCGTTCGACTGCATGGCAGTCGTAAGGTAAGCGCCCGCAGACTGTAGGGCCGTCGTAATGTTCGACGCAAGGCCAAATGTGACCGAAGACCCATTAGTCGAAGACGACAATGATGAGCCTACGGCCAGACTGATCTGTCCCGTAGAACCGTTGAGGCTATTTACGACTTGGTTACTTTGAGCAGCCGTCGTCAGGAAAGCCGGGAAGTTCAACGATAGACCGCTGCTGTTTGCCGTAACGGACACGCCGTTAGCCGTCAGAGCCGTATTGGTTCCAAGGAAATTGGATCCTGCGTTCGACTGCATGGCAGTCGTCAGGTAAGCGCCCGCAGACTGAAGCGCCGTCGTGATGTTCGACGCAAGGCCGAAAGTGATAGACGACCCATTGGTCGAAGACGATAGAGACGAGCCTACGGCTAGGCTAAGGGCACCAGACGACCCGTTGACGTTCGATACATACGATGTCGGTACGGCAGGGACTGTATACGACGCGGTCAGAACAGATGAATTGGACAGGCCAAACGAAATGCCATTGCTATTGGCAAATGATAGCGTTCCAGATGTCTGAGTCTGAGTTCCCGCGATGATGCCGCTGATGCCCGTTTGGGCACCCGCTATGTTGGCACCAGAAATAGTCAGTGACATGCCCCCGGCTCCAGTAGAGCCAGACAGGGTGATGTTGTTACCGCCCGCAAGAACCAATTGGTTGGAAACAGTTCCGCTTGTTCCAGACGTATTACCGCCAGAGAAGCCCATCGAAACAGCGGGGGCTCCAATGGATATCGTGCTTCCTGCAGAGGCAATGCTAACAATGCCGGTTCCGCTGATCGACGACGTAGCAGGTACGCTCTGACCGGATAGCGACAGGTTGATACCCGCGCTATTGAGCGTCACGCTTCCTGAAATGTTGGTTCCACCAAATCCAGTGGTTGTTCCTGCAACGGTGACAGACCCAGATGAGCCGTTGACCTGTTGAACATACGACGTTGGAACCGTGGGTACGGTATACGAACCAACAATCGCATTGCCCGCAGACGTGTAGAACGTAAGGCCGTTTGCGTTACTGAAACTTGCATTAGTCAGAAGCGTTGCTGTACCGCCGCCAGTATTGTTAGTGGCGGCAACGACAGCAAAATTTGAAACCGTGGATTGAGCCGCCGTCGTCAGGTATGCGCCTGCGGACTGCAAAGCCGTCGTGATATTCGACGCAAGGCCGAAAGTGATAGACGATCCGTTAGTCGAAGATGACAAAGACGAACCGACAGCCAGACTGATCTGTCCCGTAGAACCGTTAAGGCTATTTACGACTTGGTTACTTTGAGCAGCCGTCGTCAGGAAAGCCGGGAAGTTCAACGATAGACCGCTGCTGTTTGCCGTAACGGACACGCCGTTAGCCGTCAGCGCCGTATTGGTCCCAAGGAAATTGGATCCGGCGTTGGACTGCATGGCAGTCGTCAGGTAAGCGCCTGCAGATTGCAAGGCCGTCGTGATGTTCGACGCAAGGCCGAAAGTGATAGACGATCCGTTAGTCGAAGATGACAAAGACGAACCGACAGCCAGACTTATCGCGCCAGAAGATCCGTTGACGTTGGATACATACGACGTTGGCCCCGCTTGGACGGAGGCCGTTAATACCGACGAATTAGATAGGCCGAAAGTGACGCCATTGCTATTGGCAAATGACAACGTGCCAGACGTTTGCGTCTGAGTACCGGCGATGATGCCACTGATTCCTGTCTGCGCCCCGGCAACGTTGGCACCAGAAATAGTAATCGTTGCGCCACCTGCGCCCGTGGACTGAGACAACGTAATGTTGTTTCCGCCCGCAAAAACGATTTGATTGCTGATCGTACCTGTTGTGCCAGACGTATTTCCGCCAGAGGACACGCCTGCAGAGAAAGCGGGAGCGCCAATGCTGATGGTGCTTCCGGCAGAAGCAATGCTAACAATGCCTGTTCCGCTAATCGACGATGTGGCGGGAACGCTCTGGCCGGAAAGCGAAATGTTCAGACCGGCGCTATTGAGCGTCACGCTTCCTGAAATGTTGGTTCCGCCAAATCCAGTACTTGTTCCGGCAACCGTGACAGATCCAGAAGAGCCATTGACCTGCTGAACATACGAAGTCGGAACTGTTGGAACGGTATAAGAACCAACGATAGCGTTACCGGCAGACGTGTAGAACGTCAAACCATTGGCATTGCTAAAACTAGCATTGGTCAAAAGCGTTGCTGTTCCGCCGCCCGTATTGTTGGTGGCAGCAACGACAGCAAAGTTTGAAACCGTAGATTGAGCGGCAGTCGTTAAGTACGCGCCTGCGGATTGCAAGGCCGTCGTAATGTTCGACGCAAGGCCAAAAGTGATAGATGAACCGTTAGTCGAAGATGACAACGATGATCCGACCGCAAGACTTAATGCGCCAGATGAACCGTTGACGTTCGATACATACGATGTCGGTCCTGCTTGAACCGAAGCCGTCAAGACAGATGAATTTGACAGGCCAAAGGTGACGCCGTTGCTGTTCGCAAACGATAACGTGCCAGACGTTTGAGTCTGAGTTCCGGCAATGATGCCACTGATGCCGGTTTGAGCACCCGCTATGTTGGCACCAGAAATAGTTAGCGACATGCCTCCGGCACCGGTAGAGCCGGACAGAGTAATGTTGTTGCCGCCCGCAAGAACCAACTGGTTGGAAACAGTTCCGCTTGTTCCAGACGTATTTCCGCCTGAGAAGCCCATCGAAACGGCAGGAGCGCCAATGCTGATTGTGCTTCCGGCGGACGCGATGCTGACCGCCCCCGTTCCGCTAATAGATGACGTGGCGGGGACGCTCTGGCCGGATAGCGCCAGATTCAGCCCGTTGCTGTTGAGCGTCAGGCTTCCTGAGATATTCGTGCCGCTGAAACTGGTATTGGTTCCGGCGACGGTAACTGATCCAGACGATCCATTGACTTGCTGTACATACGATGTCGGTACGGTTGGAACCGTATACGACGCAGTCAGGACCGACGAATTAGACAGGCCAAAAGATATGCCGTTGCTATTTGCGAATGACAGCGTGCCAGACGTTTGAGTCTGAGTACCGGCAATAATTCCACTAATGCCTGTTTGCGCCCCGGCGATATTAGCGCCAGAAATGGTTAGCGACATACCCCCGGCACCAGTAGAGCCAGATAGGGTGATGTTGTTCCCACCCGCAAGAACCAACTGGTTGGAAACAGTTCCGCTTGTGCCTGATGTATTGCCGCCAGAGAAGCCCATCGAAACAGCGGGTACACCAATGCTGATTGTGCTGCCCGCAGAGGCAATGCTGATCGCCCCAGTGCCACTGATCGAAGATGTGGCCGGGACGCTCTGCCCGGATAGCGCCAGATTTAGCCCGTTGCTATTGAGCGTCAGGCTTCCTGAGATGTTCGTGCCGCTGAAACTAGTATTCGTTCCTGCAACAGTGACAGAACCGGATGAGCCGTTAACCTGCTGAACATACGACGTAGGACCGGCCTGAACAGATGCCGTCAAAACAGACGAATTTGACAGTCCAAAGGTGACGCCATTGCTGTTGGCAAATGACAAGGTTCCAGACGTTTGAGTCTGCGTACCGGCAATGATTCCGCTAATGCCCGTTTGTGCTCCGGCGATATTTGCGCCAGAGATCGTCACAGTAGCGCCGCCCGCGCCAGTAGACTGAGAAAGCGTTATGTTGTTGCCGCCGACGAACAACACCTGATTGGTGACTGTTCCGGTATTGCCAGAAGTATTGCCACCTGTAGAAACGCCTGCAGAGAAAGCAGGAGCGCCAATAGAAATGGTGCTTCCTGCAGAAGCAATGCTGACGATTCCGGTGCCACTGATCGACGAGGTTGCCGGAACGCTCTGACCAGATAGGGCAAGGTTCAGACCATTGCTGTTAAGCGTCAGGCTTCCTGAAATGTTCGTGCCGCTGAAACTGGTATTGGTTCCTGCAACAGTGACTGATCCAGACGATCCATTGACCTGCTGCACATACGATGTCGGAACTGCCGGAACCGTATACGACGCGGTCAGAACAGATGAATTGGACAAGCCAAACGAGATGCCATTGCTGTTGGCAAACGACAGGGTTCCAGACGTTTGCGTCTGTGTCCCCGCGATGATGCCGCTGATGCCTGTCTGCGCGCCCGCAATGTTTGGACCCGAAATGGTCAGCGACATGCCCCCGGCGTTGGTTGAGCCAGAAAGCGTGATGTTGTTTCCGCCCGCAAGAACCAACTGGTTGGAAACAGTTCCGCTTGTTCCAGACGTATTGCCGCCAGAAAGACCCATCGAAACGGCAGGCGCGCCGATGCTGATCGTGCTGCCCGCAGAGGCAATGCTGATCGCCCCAGTGCCGCTAATCGAAGAGGTGGCCGGGACGCTCTGCCCGGATAGCGCCAGATTCAGGCCGTTGCTGTTGAGCGTCAGGCTTCCTGAGATGTTCGTGCCGCTGAAACTGGTATTGGTTCCGGCGACGGTAACTGATCCAGACGATCCGTTGACCTGCTGCACATAGGAGGTCGGACCCGCCTGAACAGACGCCGTCAGAACAGACGAGTTCGACAGGCCGAAGGTCACGCCGTTGCTGTTCGCAAAGGACAACGTGCCCGACGTAAGCGTCTGGGTACCCGCGATGATTCCGCTGATGCCCGTCTGAGCGCCCGCCACGTTGGGGCCAGACAACTGCATGCTCAGGCCATTGCTGTTCAGGTTCAGCGTGGCCGAGACGTTTGTTCCGGCGTAGGTCGTCCCCGTTCCCGCGAACTTGGTCGTCTGGGAGGACGGGAAGGCTGCTGACGTGATCGCCGAGGTGGCGCTCGTGGCCTGAAGCAGGCTTGAGTTAGACGACGCAAAAGCGTTCGTCGTGATGTTCGATGTGGCGCTTGTGGCCTGCAGGAGGCTTGAGTTCGACGAGGCAAAGGCATTCGACGTGATCGCCGACGTGGCACTCGTTTGTTGGAACAGGCTCGACTGCGAGGTTGCAAGCAGAAGACTGGAGTTCGACGAAGCAAAGGCGTTCGACGTGATCGCCGAGGTGGCGCTCGTCTGCTGAAACAGCGACGACTGAGAGGTCGCAAGCAGCAGACTTGAGTTCGACGACGGGAATGCCCCGGTCGTGATCGCCGAAGTGGCGCTCGTCTGCTGAAACAGCGACGACTGCGAAGTCGCGATGTTGTTCGTCGTGATGTTGGTCGCGGCGTAGTTCGTGTTGACCGACGCCGTAATGACCGACGAGTTCGACATGCCAAACGTGACGGTCGGGCTTGTCTGGAAAACGATGGTGCCGGTGTTGGCGGACTGCGTGCTCGCCGAGATGCCAATGCCGCCGCCCGTGTAACTGGCGGTGATGTTGTTGCTGCTTAGGCCGAAATTGACGCCATTGCTGTTGACGAAATTAACGGCGGTAAACAGGCCGGAAGACGTTCCGGCGGAAACAACCATCTGCCCCGTACCGACAGGGCCGGTCGGTCCTTGAGGGCCAGTTGGCCCCGCAGGGCCAGTTGGGCCTATTGCACCCGGAGGACCTTGCGGGCCAACCGCCGCGATCTCTACGGTTTGGATATCGGTTTCGGTAACCGAGACTGTGGTCTCAGGGGTCTGAGTGACCGTGACCTGAGTGGGATCGCCCGAGTTGACCTCGACGACAGTCGGGCTTTCAGTGACATTTACTTGAGTCGGAGGATCATTCGCCATTTTAGCGCGTCACATCTGGAGAAACGGTTACTGAACCTTGCAGCAATCGCGTAACTATACCTCCAGAGGACGTGAGGATCAGATCATAAACCCCACGCAGCCACGAAAACCCTGCCGTCGTCGTCGAGGGAATGGTCAGGGTAATGGTGCCTGCCGTGCCGCCCAACACGATGTTGCCGTTGGCAGTGCTGCCTTCGTACAAGATCGTGGTTGATTGCGGGGTCTGCCGGATCTGAAGATCAGCAGAAAATCCCGTCAGGTCGACGGGAACAGCCGTGGTTGAAGTCGTCGTGCAGGAGCAGTCAGTCGAGCCGCCAACCTGCCACAAGAAGACCCGAATGAACGTAGCGCCCTGCTCGATGCAAAGGTTGTAAGTCCCTGCGCTCATACTTGGTCTCCAATGTGGCTTTCAGCCTTACAGGCTGACGACATTGTACTGGGTCACCGTCATGGTGACAGTCCCAGTACCGCTATTCCAAATCACGCGAACAAAACGCGGAGCAAACGAAAAACTGCTCATGGCGCTTGCCGTCGCGCCAACGACAGCGGCGTCTGCGCTTGGAAACCATGTCATGCTGCCCACGGGGACCGGATTGAACGGATCGTTTGGATCGTCCATGGACTGCTGAACGGTGTAGTTACCCGTGCCGCTCAAGACGCACTGGATGTTCACCTGCGGATGGGCCCACTCGTCCAGTCGGACCAAGTTGGACGTTGCTTGGCCTGTGTTGGCCGTCACTACGATGGAACGCATTACCTTGTTCCTTATTAAAAACGGGGGCACGAGGCCCCCGTTGATGCATCACAAACTGGGAGAGGGGGCCCAGTCTATTACATGCCCATTTCGTCCGTGTGGCCCTTGGGCGGCGTGCCCTTGTGAGCCGTGAACGCAAAAATGTTGCCGGAGGTCTTGCCGCCATGCTTACGCGGCTTACGACCCGCGTGATGCTTGCCGTGATGACCTTCGACCTTCATCTCATGTTTCACATGACCGCCGTGCTTCCGCTTGGCACGACCGCCGTGCTTCCGCTCTTCAGCCTCGTGAAATTCCTTCTTAGCGTTGTTACGCTCTTCCGGCTTGCTCTTGAGATCCTGTTCCGCTTCATTCACGCCGCCAGTGGCTTTGTGATGACGTCCTTTATGACCTTTCATTTCTTACTCCCAGATCAGGTGTACTGACCGTTGGTAAAGTTATTTGCGGCCTGCAAGTAGCAGACCACAAGTACCGCCGTCCCCGTGCCGCTGCCTGTCGACTGCGTCCAGATCTGAACGTCCTGCGTCGCACTGGAATTCAACCAGTTGGCGATCAGGCTCGTCACAGGAACGGTGTACTGACCCTGAACCAGTAAAGCGTGCGCGATAGCAGAAGCCAACTGGCTTCCACCGCTCGCCGTTCCAATGTTCAGCGTGTCAGAGCCGCTGGTCCATGACGCCGTGACGTTGATGTAGATGTCAGTGATCAGACTCTGTGCAGGGATGACGATAGAGGTCGCCGTCGCAGAAGCCGACTCCGTGATAGACGCAAACTGCGCCATCTGCACGAAGCCGACGTTCTGAGTTCCACTGCTTCCGCCGACACCGGCAAGATTGCCGGTGCCGTCAGAGTTAAGCACGTTGCCCGCAAGGATCGGCCCAGTTAATACTGTGCTGCTCATTTCGCTTCTCCTTACGAGGTCGGGAACGAGCCCCAGATGGCGCGCCAGTTGTAGTACCCAAACGAGTACCGCTCGTAGCCCTTGACCAACAGATTGTCCGTAACGAAGTCGACCTGCATGTCCATTTCGTACTTGACGCGCTCCATGTAGGAGAGACCGTCAATGTTGGTGAGCAGGAACCATGCATAAGGCGAGGTCAAGAAGTCGTTGACCATGTAGCCTTCCGGCAAGCCGCCCGCCGTCGAGAGGATCGCGTTGACATCGTTATCCGCAGTACCCGGACGCAGTTCCGTCTTGAGAAGACGAATCGCAACCGGTTCCAACTGCGGAGGCACAATCAACTTGCGGCCACGAGCGAAGACCTTGAGGTTCGCCATGTCGCGGAAGTTGGTACGAATCGAGATCATCGCGTTCAGCAGCGTGGCCTCATTGAGGTCAACCTGCGTCGAAGGCGTGTTCGCAATCGTATTGCCGTCGATGGGGTGGCTCGTCGAGCACAACGAAACACCGTCACCGCCGATGTTCGCATTGTACGTCGTCGCGGTGTTAAGGACGTTCGCGCCGTAGATTTCCTTGGTCTGCTGAAACGATTCAATCAGACCGAGGTTCGACGGATGGAACTGCGTCTTGTAAAGGTTATCGTCAATCGCCTTGCGGGTGATCGCGTAACCGAGCGCAATTTCATTGTGCTCTTGGTTGTAGATGAAGCGCTCGCCCGAGTTGTTGTCGAACGAGGTCTGAGCACCTTCCGTCTTCAACTGCGCCAGACCGAGGTAACGCATTTCAGCGGTACGCTCAAGGGCGAGTTTCGAGTCATGCTTGGTGAAGATCTTGTCGTACTGAGACGGAATCATCTCGTACTTGCCTTCAATCCCGCGAAGACCCGGAAGCAGGAGGTCCTTAATAGCACTTAAATTAACGGCCATTTTTAGTTACTCCTTAGACGGTGCCGGTCAACTGCTTGGTCTCGACGTTGTTAAACGCCACGACCACATAGTTGTATGCACCGCTCTGGGTGCCTTGAGCATTCGGCGGATCGGTGGGAACAGCCATAACACGGAACGGAAGCGTCGCCGTGGTGGCCTGCGAGTTGTACACGATGTACGCGCCCGAAACGCCCGTCGCGGTGCTGCCCGTGCCGTAAGCAAACTGCACGTTGGCGCCGATGTCGGCCGTCGTGAGACCCGTCGAGGACGAGCCACCCACCTGCACAAGGAACTGCGCGTTGGGGTCGTTGACGACGTAGCACTCAACGGTGTTGCTCGAAGCAACGTCGCTGCCCGGCCAGTAGTTCGACCACACGGTACGCTTCTGCGCGACCGACAGGTACTTGCAGCCAACGAACACACCGGCAAGCGTGCCTGTGCCCGGCGTCGTCACATAGACGCTGCCGTCCGAATTACGGAAAACCGGATCGCCGAAAAAAATCGCCGAGGCATTGTAGTCCGCAAACATCGCGACCTGTTCGTAGGTCGGAAGCGAACCCGTGCCCTTGTACTGACTAAAGCCGAAAGGCGCACTGTTATTCGCCATGACGGATTCTCCTTACAGGAGGCCATCATCGCGCACCGGGGCGATTTAGACCGGGGGTAATCTTCAACTCCTGCGCCGGGCAGGAGGTTGAGGGCAATTTACGCCGCCTACTTGACAAGTGCAACAGTACAAAAGAAAAAGCGCCCCGAAGGGCGCTCAAGGAGGCATTTACTGCCTTTTATTCTGGAATCGGGATCGCTTCGTAGGACTTGCCGATCTTCGTCAGGCTGCTGCCGTCGCTCTTGCTGCGCTGCAGCGTGCCTTCGGGAGTCGCGTTCAACTGCGCTTCCTTCTGGCGAACCTGAAGTCGAGCACGGCGCAGGTCGGCGGCGCGCACTTCGTCGCTGATTTCCTTTGGGCGTTCCATCAGGATCATGCCCTTGCGCTCGATCACGGCGAAATTGCCGATGCTAGGCATCATTTCGGGGTGACGATTTGCCGGGACAGGCTCCCAACCCTTGCGGGCAACCTGAACCTGATAGGCCGGGTCCTCGCTGCCCAAGAGCAACTTGCGCTTCCACTCGTAGTCCCAACCGTCTGGAATGATGTCGGGCGGGATGTAGAACTCGTCGGTGCCCTCTTCCATCGAGCCGCCCGCGTGCTCGCGCAGTTCTGCAGCGCGGCGTGCGGCGCGGTCACGGGGATTTTCGCGCAAGGGCGCACGCTGTATGCCGGTGGGCTCTGGGGAGGCTGCAGCAGCCGCCTGAGCCTCTTCTTCGGCAATCTCGTCTTCCACCTCGTCAATCGCCTCCAGAAGCCGATTAGAGCGAGCGCGGGCACGCCTCTGCTTAGGGGTTTCATTGTCCATAGAATTCTCCATTAGTTCAGTTTCCCTTCACGCTGAAGCGCCAACTTGTTCTTGGCGTATTCCTGATCGGTCATGCCCATCATCTGCGCCATCTCGCGCTCGTCCTTGGTCAGGCGAACGACGTTAGGGCGGTTTCCGGTGCCCGCGTTGCCGCTGCGCGAGACAGGGGCTGCAGGAGGCGCGGTACGGCGCTGCGTGACCTTAGCGGCGTCCGCAGTCGCCTCTGCCTGCACCGGGGCGTCACGGCGGATCCGAAGCGTGTTTTCAATCGAGTCGAAATAGTCGTCGGTGTCCGGGCTGATGCCGTCCGCCATCGCCAACTCGTGCGCCGCGATCATCTTGCGGTACAGGTTGGGGTTACGGGCGTATTCCGGGTGGGCGCGAACCCACTGGGCCGAGCGGGACGATAACTGACTCGCAAGCGCCTCAACCGGGTCGCTTTGGACCGGCTCAGGCGCCTTCTGCTTCGGCGAACTCTCCAGAGCCTGCTTGCCCTGCTCCAACTGAAGCAACTTGGCAGAATTCTCCGCCATGGTCTGCTGAATGTCGGCGGCGGAGTCGTAATCGCCTGCCGCCATCGCCTGAGCGTAGGCCGACTTCAAATTCAGCGTGTTTGCCTTCACCGAGTCGATGGCGTTGTTGATTAGGTGCAGATTGGTGTCCGCAACCTCGTTTTGCGCCCTGAAAGCGTTCTGTTTGGCCTCGTTTGCTGCCTTTTCGGCGGCAATACGCGCAGAACGCTCCTCTTCCAACTGCTTTTTGAGGGCTTTGATGCCGTCTTCGGGCGCGGTTTCGGTCTTTACGGGCGATTCTTCGGCCTTTACGACCTCAACTTCGTCCTTTTTGACCTCTTTCTCAGTCGGATCGATCTCAATCTCAATCTGTTCCGGTTCATCAGCCATGATTGCCCCCTTACCAGACCAAATCTGGGTGTGAAACGCGCCCGCGCACGTTCTCGTCCTTCAAAATTCGGCACAAAACGCCGTTGACGGTGATGCTCCAACCGTCCGAAGGGCGGAAAACGATCCAATCGTGGACCTTTACGCTGACTTCCTTGAACCAGACGCCGCTTTCGTCGACAAAAGCGTCGGGTCCAACCTTCAAAATGAGGCCCACCTTGCTCTGGTGACGGTCTTCGTTGCGGTGCTGATCCGGCAGGACGATGCCGCCCTTCGTTTTCTCAGGCCGGATGTAGACGGCGCACAGGATCTGATTGTGATACAGGTCAAAACCGTAGATCGGACCTACGGCTTTGATCAAATCTTCTTTCGGGTCGGTATCGTGTTGCATAGGTGTATGCGGCATAGGTACTCCAATTACGATTTATCCATCACAGAACGGGCTTCATCACATAGATCGTCGAGTTTACGCCACGCCGCGAGTTGCCCCGTGATGTGTTTGTAGTCCGCGATATCGTGAATGCTTACACCTAACGTGAGGATGTCCGTTAGGCGTTCAATCTCTTCGTCGACCAATTTCTTAAGTTCGTATTCAAATCGGACGCTGATCGTTTGCATCGGTAGGTCTCAATCGAAAGGGGCGGTCATTGCTGACCGCCCCTTATACCATCAGGCGGGCTTTAAGCCATACGCCTTCACTTTCTCAAGGCGTCCCTTGCCGCCGCCAGAGCCGTCCTTGATCGGGTAATGAACCCGGCCACCGCGCTTGCGGCCCATGAGGCCCGGAGGCGCTCCCATGGGAGGCGCGCCGCCCGGAGGCGGGGATGCAGGCATCGGAGGACGCATACCGCCCGGTGGCATACCCGGCGGCATACCCGGAGCCATGCCCTGATGAAGACCCCCCGCAGGCGGCGGGGGCGGCATCATCCCGCCTGCCGGAGCCTGATGACCGCCGTGCGGCGCGATGACGATGTTGATGTTCGTCTTCTTGGCGCGACCGCCGTGCTTGCGAGCCTTACGACCGCCTGTCGGGCGCGTGCCCTCTAGAGTGCCGTCGGTGACGCTGCCGCCGCCTTTCTTTTTGACCATGCCGCCGCTGCAGCATTTGACGCACTTGCAGCCCTTCGGATGCACGCTACCACCTTTTTTGAACCGTGAAGAAATTTCGCCCGGAAGCGGCTCGTCGTAAGAATCCGGCGAAGCATGACGACGCTCTTGAGGTCGGCGCTCGTATTCTGCCTTGCCGCGACGATCCTGTTCAGCAGAAGCAAGATCAGCGCGCTCGCGCTTTTGAATGCTCCTGCGGCTACCACCCTGCGGCATGACCTTAACTGAGCCGGTCGCGCCGCAATGGTAACAAGGAAGAATCTTGCCCTCTTCATCAGGATCGTGAATCTGATGGCCCCATCCCCCGCACTCAGGGCACTCTTCGCGATCCTTCTTTTTAAAGATCAGTCCGCCCTTCGCCATGCCGGGCTTGATCGCGCCCCTTTTGACAATCGACTTGATCAGTTTCTTGTCTTCGGCGACGTCGTCGTGCTTCATCGCCTTGCCGCCGCGCTT